GGGGTGGCAGTAGACGACTGGACAGATTCAAGCGCTTTGGCAAGCCATGGCGTGTTTACCGCATTCACAGCTGACAACGGTGACGAATACGTACTATATGCAGACAGCCGCAATGGGTTATGGCAAAGAAACCTAACCACCCCAACCAGCCCTGAATTATGGGTAAGACCTACACTTAGTGACCCATCAACTGGTCCTGCTATTAATGTAGAAAATATTAACTTTGTACTCGTTCACAAGCAAAGAATATGGGTGGTCGAAAGAGACCAAAACCATGCACACTACTTAGGTATTGGAGCTATTTCTGGTGCGACAACCGTATTCTATTTTGGTTCTAAGTTCAAGTACGGCGGCGGTATTGCTGGCCTATTTAACTGGACTGTAGATGGTGGTGCGGGAGTTGACGATTACTTAGTTGCGGTGGGGGAAGGCGGTGACCTAATACCATACAAAGGCATAGACCCAAGCCAAGATGATTGGCAGAACGTGGGTAGTTACTACATTGGTAAACCACCAGTAGGCGGGACATTTGCCAGTGAATACGCAGGAGAGCTGTATTTTTTAAGTGAGTTTGGTGTTATAGCCATGTCTGACATTTTAAAAGGTGTGGATTTGGGAGACTCTAACCGAAACCCGAACAGTCTAAGTTTTTTAGTCACTAAATTGCTAAGAAAAGATGTTTCTCAAAGGTCTAACTCATACGGTTGGCAGATGATATTCGCCCCTAGTCGTGGTGATTTAATAATAAACACCCCTGAGAGAGGCGTTGCACAACCAATACAGTATGTTCTTAATTTAAGCATGGGAGCTTGGTCTTTTTGGCGTGGCATACCCATGAAAGCAGTCGTAGACTGGAACACATCCGTTTACATGCTGGCGCAGTCCCCTACGGATGCTGTCCCCAACGTATATGTGATGGATGTTAGCAGAGACAATGTGCTCATAACTCCACCCGCCATTGGCCAAAACGGTGATGATATACAGTTTTCTATACTTTCATCTTTTAGTAGGTTGGGAGCAGACACTGTGTATAAAAGAGTGCAGTACGTCAGGGCAGACTTTTTGTCTACAAAAACCCCCTCTACCAGCATACAAGTGTTATATGACTATAATATAATAGAGCCATCTACACCAATATCTCCTGAAGAACAAAGCGCGCTTGGTGAAGGTCTTTGGGATATAAGTAATTGGGACCAAGCACTCTGGGCAGGTGGTCAGTACCTACCCGACGCCAATGTTGTCATAGGTGGGAATGACATGGGTCGTAGTGTGGCAATAGCTATGAGAGGAACGAGTGCATTTGACTTAACATTCTTGGGCTGGGATGTCAGCTGGATAACTGGGCAGTACGCACTGTGAATATTGTATTTAAGCCAATGGATAAAAGTGATTGGGAGTGGTTTGTTAGCCAGCTCCCAGTTTTTATGGTAGAAGACAGCACAGGGACTGTTGTATGGAGCGGTGAAGAAAGGGTTGCCGCATGGGTTTTTGACAACTATACTGGTGGCAGTATACAGTGCCACTTAATAGTCGTGAAGCCTATGTGCCTAAGACATGGAGTTATAGAAGCCATAGCGACTTTAGCATTTGATAATATGCAGTGCAATGCGATATACGCTTTAGTGCCGAGTAACAAAAAGAAAGGTCTTAAAATAAATCGCCACATAGGGTTTACAGAACTATGTGTTATGAAAAATGCTTTTGGCGGAGGCATAGACTCTCACTTATTAGAGCTATTACCAGAAAATTGTAATTACTATGAAAAAATTCAAGAGGCGGCATAATGGGTAAAAAGTCAAGTGATCCAGCAGACGTAGCAGGGGCGGCGAGGATAGAGGCCGCCGCTAGTAAAGAAGCGGCTATTGGCGAAATGTTTGCTAACAGGCCAGACCAGTTTAACTACCTTGGCGGTGTACAATGGACTCCAAGCTATCAGACAGACCCCATCACAGGTGAGACAGTCACCCGTTGGACTCAAGAACAAAGTCTTAGCCCTATGGCTCAAGCAGTCGTAGACCCTATGATGCAACAATTTGGCGACAGGGCGACCATGGCTAATGCCCTTAGCGGAAGAATTTATGATGAGATGTCAGCCACACCTGATTTTGATCAGTTTGGTGATTACCAAGACTTTACTTTTGACGACAGCAAACGGCAAGAAATAGAAGACGCTTACTACGCTAAAGAAGCTAGTCGACTGGATTCAAGGTATGCAAACGAAGCCGAGCAAATGGAAGTGAATTTGCGGTCAAAAGGGTTGCGTCCAGGAGATCAAGTCTATGACTCCACCATGGCTAGTTTCGGAACTGACAAAAACGATGCCTATGAACAAGCTCGTTTGAATGCTATTATTGGGGGTGGGGAAGAGTCTGATAGACAGTTCCAGCAACAGTATGATTCCACCGAAGCCGCTAACATGCTAAGGGATGCAAGAATACAAGAGTACATTGGTAAAAGAGGGTTTAGTCTTGGAGAGCAAGACAGCCTTAGCTCGTTAAATGATTTGAACACTTTAGCTGGCCTTATTACAGGGCAGGGGCTTGGTGGGAAAACAGACTCGGGGAGTGATTAAATAATGCCCGGACCAAATGACGGTGTTCTGCCACCAGTTGGCAGTAATGAAAGAGAAGCTTATGATCGAAAACTGCGCGCGAGAAACCTAAGCAAACAAAATAGAAACTCCATGTATAACGCTGATGGCAGTTACGACTACGGAAGGATTGGCGGCTATACGCCCAGCGGTAGTGTAGATTACGGCACTGCACTTCGGAACGGTCAAACTCAAAGACAGAAAGAGTATGATGATAGAGAGGCCTTTATAAACTCACCTGTTCCACAATTAGTCAACATGGTTGTTCAAGCCGATGGTGGCGATGGTTTTCAGCAAGGTCCAAGACCAGTAATACCACCAGCAGGGCAACAAAGTTCAAGCCCTGCCCCCACGGTAGCTGGCAATGCCCCACAGTTATCAGACCCTAGAATTGAAAGACTTAGAAACAAGTCTGGTAATTCAAGACCTCAAATGCAGAATTCAAATGCAGGGATTGCACAAAGAAGCAACAGGCGGTATGGTACTCAAGAGGCTCACGACAATTTTAACGACATGGTTGCAAGAATGACTGCGGGTGTCAACCGTCTAAATGCTAGAGATGACGTCCGCAAAAATAAGGCAGGGCAAGATGTAGCAAACCCTAGAACACTAGACCCAAATCGTAATGCGCCCGCGCCCGCTCCTGGGACTGTCGCGCAAGGCCAAATTAAAGCATAGGAGTTAGTAATGGCGGGACTTTTTCAACCATACAGTAAAGCACGAAGAGAAGATGTACCTGATTATGTAAAGGCTGAGATAGAGGACGCCAGAAACAGAGCTCAGGCCAAGATGTCTGAGAACGCTATCCGTAGCCAGAATTTGATTGGTGGGGGTATGTTGTACAACGCAGGTATGAAAGCGGCAGGCAAATCTCCAATCAGCGACTTTATAGAAGGCGTTTTTGACAACCCTGCTTACGACCCTACCCAAGTTTCTGGGGTTGATAATATGCCAGATATGTCAACTGAAATGGGTGGTCCAGAAGTTGTAGAATCTACTGGGTCAGTCACACCTTACGGCGCTGAAACAGGCATGGTGGCCGACCCACTGACAACTTCTATGGAAGCTAATGCGGGGGTTGATTCAGGTTTTGCACTTACAGATGCCGAAATGGCGCTTAATGACCAATACCGAATAGATACAATGGCAAGAGATGCCGCAGGTACTTTACCAGACGGAGTTACAGCAGTAGACCCCAGTATTAGTGGAGTTCCCCCAGTTGGTGACCCTTTAACCTCAGCTACAACTGCAACTGAAGCGGCTAATGTTGCTAATACGGCTAATGCGGCTTCAACAGCGGCAACAGCTTCTGAAACAGCGGCGGCTCTTGAGAGTGCAATGGCGGCTAATGCGGCGGCGACAGGTGCGGCTGGTGCGGCTGGTAGTGCTGGTAGTGCTGGTGCGGCGGCTGGTGCAGGGGGTGGCGCTATGAGTGGAGCTTTGGCGGCTCTAGGACCATTAGGTGCAATCGCGGCGTTGGCCGCATTATTTGGGTGATAACATGCCAGTAGATTTAGCAGAGTTACAAAGAGCCATGTCTCAAAACAACCAAGCTATGGTTGATTTTGAAGCCACGGAAAATCCCTATACGTATGCTCAAGAGTTACGTGGTGGTCAGCAGTTGACACCAGACGCAACCACAGGCTACCTAAGTCCACTGATGGTACTGGCAGACACGATTAATCAGTCAACTGGTCGCAGAGATGTTCGTAACCTAGAGTCAGAACGCAAAGGTTTGTCACAAACCATGGCGGCCGCTCAAGCTATGAAAGAAAAGTATGACCTAGAGGGTGAAGAACAAAACCGCACACTGGCGGAAGCTAAAGAGGTTCGTGATCAAACCGAGTTTGATGAGCGTAAAGATATGGAAGCTGGTGACTCTGTCACCATGACTGATGGAAAAGATAAAATTACTGCAAGGTGGGATAACAACAAACAAACCTATGTGGACAATAATGGAGAACCACTTGATTTAAGCAGGTGGACTGTAGAAAGCGATGGCAGTGGTTACAGTGGAGATAAAGCACTGACGAG